CGCAGACCGTTGGATCAAAATTGCCGGCGGAAATAGGAAACGCGGGCTGATGATGTGGGCATTGAATGAATATCAAAAACTTAACACACTGGAGCAACCTGCCGAGCACCAGCTATGAGATTCCACTGGCGGCAGGAGCACCCATGCTTGGCAATAGCATGATAGTGTGTGGGTGCCATTTGATACATTAACGCTGCGGCTGCTGGAGTGGTTCCCGGTGACTGCAGAGACAACCTGATTCCCCGGCCGCGACGGCAGCCGGATCTTCGCCCCGGCGCGTGACGAACCACCACGCGCCGGGGTTTTTTTGTCGACTCAGGAGATACGACGTGTTGACGTACAACAGGGAAACGGTATTGAGAACGCTGCAGGTGTTTGGCGGCGGTGAGGCTGTGGAGATCCGGGTGTTGAACGCCTTCGGCAGCAAGAGCCGCACCGATGCAGGATATTGGACGAACTACGAACAAGCGGCGAGTGCCGTCGGGCAATACGCAAACCATCCGCGGAACAGCGGCATCTACTTCGTTCTCAACCCATTCAACGCGGCGGTGACGGCGCGGGCGCTCAACCGCTTCGCCGAACGCATCGACGCAACCGTGAACGATGCAGACGTGATCCGGCGGCGGTGGTTTTTTGTCGACTGCGATCCAGTCCGGCCCGCGGGAATATCGTCGTCCGAAAGCGAATGGAAAGCGGCCCAACTGACGGCCGCGGAAGTCGCGAAGTATTTAGTGTCTCAGGGGTGGCCCGCCCCGGTGGTGTGCTGCAGCGGCAACGGGTGGCACCTTCACTGGATGACTGACGCGGAGAACGATGAGGAAACGAAGGGCACAATCCGCAACGCATTGCGGGCGTTGGCGGCGAAATTCAGCACGGCGGCGGTGACGATCGACACCAAAGTCTTCAATGCCGCTCGGGTCTGCAAACTGTACGGCACGGTGGCACGCAAGGGCGACAGCACGCCAGACCGCCCGCACCGCGTGGCAACGCTCCACCGCGTCCCTGACGAGATCCGGCAGGTTCCGTGGCAGAAGATTCAGGCATTAGGGGCAGACGCGCCAGCGGACGCTACGGCGGCGAAACAGGAGAAACGACCGCGGCCGCGGAAGTCGGTGGTGGATCGTGCGGCGAAATATCTGGAGAAAGTACCGCCGGCAGTCAGTGGCGAGTCCGGGCATGACAAGACATTCCACGCAGCGTGCGTGCTCGTTCTCGACTTCGGGCTGCCGGTCCCCGACGCTCTCGAACTGCTGGAGACTTGGAACCAGAAATGTGAACCACCATGGACCACGGCGGAACTGCTGCACAAATTGGAGGACGCCGACAAAGTCGCTGGCGAACGTGGGCGACTCCTTCGCGACGACAAGTACACCCCACCCGTTCGGCAGCCGCACCAGCCCGCGCCGCTTCCGGTATCCCAGCCGGCAGCGGAAACGCCGGAGGCAGAAGACGACGACCCGGAGAACTCGCCCGACTGGCTGCGGTATTATCAGGCTGTGCTGGCAAAATGTGGCATCACCCACGTATCCCAGCAAGACGGCGGGGCGGTGGAGATCTTCAGTGAATGCACGCAGAGGTTCACGACGATCAGGGACGTTGGGGCTCTGAAGTACGAGGCGTTGATCCAAGCGGGTGGCCACAAAGTCATTCGCCACGTCCGCGGCACGTCAGCGGACGCTGGGGACTACGCCCTGACGGAGATCCGGACCGCCATTGCCGCGGTGGCCAGCAACAACACGACGGAGGACGAGAAACGCGGGGTCGGCATCTGGGAGCATCACGGCAGCCTTGTGGTGTGCACCAGCAAACGACTCGGCATCCTCAACGGAACGCCCATGCTTCAGGTGAGCAGCAACCCCGTATTCTGCGGCGAAGCCTTCGACGTAGGCGACCGCTGCAACTGGATCGATTTGCGGCGGACACAAGCGGCAATCGGGAGCGTCAACGCGGAGCCGGGGCGGTTGTATGTGGACGAGGTGTTCCAGCTGCACAACGTGTTTAACAAGTTCAATTACGGGCACGCATCCCACGCATGGCCGGAGGTGCTCACAGGTCTGGTTCTCGCCACGTGGACGCAAACGCTGTGGAAATGGCGCCCGCAGGTGTTTCTGATCGGCCAGGCGTATTCGGGCAAAACGACGCTGCTGAAGGCATTGGCTCAGGTGTTTGGCCGACTCTGCAAAATGAGCAGCAACTCCTCCGCGGCTGGGATACGCCAGTACATCGGGGCGTCGGGACGAATTGCGATCTGCGACGAGCTGGAGAAGGCGGCCGACCGCCCACGCATTCTCGAAATGGTTCGCGCCTCCGGCCGCGGGGACGAGTCATTCCGCGGGACCGCATCTCAGCACTCGCATATTGCCTTCCGGCTGCAGCACATATTCTGGTGTGCGGCGATCGAGTCCGGGCTGGTGGGCGAGGCGGACACGAGCCGTTTCATTGTTTGCGAATTGAGCCGTTCCGGGAAAATCGAATTACCCAGCTACGAAGACCTCGCCGCGCTGGGGCAGAAATTGATGGCCGTCGCCTTGTTGTCTGTGAGGCCCGCCAGACGCCTTGTTGAGTTTCTGATGGACAACCGGCCCCAAAACGTCCACGGCCGCGTGTGCGAGTCCTACGCGGTTCCAGTGGCAATGTACGCTACATCCGTCGGGATGCCTGACTCCGACGCGTTGGCGCTCTTCGTAGCGGCTCTGGGGGCCATCCCGGAAACAGACCAGGTGCAGAGCGACTCGGCGGAGTTGATTGAGGCTATCGCCACCGCTCAGGTGAGGCTGCCGGGCGGGCGCACCGCTCCGGTCTCTTCGCTCATCGAATCCGCATTCTCCGACGGCGAAGCATCAGACGCCCTGCTGGCCTGTGGGCTGCAGGTGACGCCGGAAGTGGTCATGATCCAGAAATCGGCAGTCCTTCGCTACCTGTTGCCCAACGAGTGGCGGGGCAAACGCATCGACATCATCCTCCGCCGCATCCCAGGCGTGACAGGGAAATTGATCCGAGCGGGCAAATCCGTCAACAGGTGGACGATCGTTCCCCGCATCGAATTCAAGCCGTTCTCCCACCAGCCGGAGGAGGAGGAAAAGGCAAAACAGGCAGACGGGGCGGAGTTGGCAGACTTCAAGCCGTTTTGACCGTGTAACGGCGGTTCCTCCGTTACAAAGTACTCTTGTTACAGTTACTGTTACACTAATGGAATAGACGTAAAGTGATATGAGATAGAGAGTTAGAGAGATTGAGATAGAGATCTGTAACAGTGTAACACACCAAACCGCAGAAGCCCAAAGAATCGCCTCACCTCCTCCCTCAAAAATATTTTGTGACCCTCTCCCGAAAAGTGTTCGTATCCCTTCGAAAAATGCTGTTACACTGTTACACGCGTAAAAACACAGCAAAAAATGGTATTCTGGTGCCTGCGGCAGCGTTACACGAGGCTCAAATCACTCCGTTACACGGGCTCATTCAATATGTATGCTCTCTCTCCAAATAATCTTTTATTCGTTTCCGTGAAATTGTCGCGAATTGTTCTGATCAACCATCCGATGTGGGGCGACTGGGTGAGAGCGGATTTCCGCGGCGACATCTCCGACGCGTGGCACCGTCGCCTGACCCCGCAGGCGTTCGTCTGGCTGCGTGTGTCGCTCGGAGCGGCTGAGGAACGGCGTATCCTCGCAGGCGACGCACTGGCGGCAGCGTGGGCGACTCTGGCAGCGATCGAGCGGGACGGGCTGGCGACTGGGCAACTGACGCGGGAAGCCATTGCCTATGACTCCGCACTGCCCGGAGACTGGCACTGGTGGACGGGCTGCCCGCAGGAAGCCGCTGACTGGGCATCTGAGGCGCTGCTTCATCCGGCGGGGCCGATTCCTCGCCGGACTGATCGAAGGCCCGTAGACGCGACGCCAGTGGCGGACGTGATGAAAGCCGTTCGCGAACTGGATCTTTTCGCGTCCCTCGAATAATCTTGCCGATCCATCTTGCCAATTCCGCAAAGTCCGCTAGCCTATCATTCGGTGGAGACGCCCGCCGGGTGGGAGGCCCTGCAGGACGCCGCAGCCCCTGATTGTGCGGCCCCCACCCACGGCGGACGTGTTGCGGGACGGACGACTGCGGAGAAATGCTGTGGCAAGAAAAGAGCCCATAACGATTCAATGCAGCGAGGAATTGGCTGCATACAGCGGCGTTTGTGCTGCTGACAGTCACTTCGATGTCGTGAATGAAGACATCCTCGTACGGGCAAATATCTGCCACGGTGCAACGCTGGAGGTGTCGATTCCTGCTCTGTACCTTTGGGACGGCGCCTCAATTCCGCGGCCGCTGTGGTGGATTATTGGACGCCCCAAAGATCCGCGTTTCGCTCTCGCCAGTTTGGTTCACGACTGGATCTGCGAGGAAGCCGAAACGCGACCACAACGCGTGTTTGGCGACGCCTGTTTTCTCTGGCTGTTGCGTGATGCCGGCGTTCCCGCGTGGCGGCATTATGCGATGTTCCTCGCCGTGTCGGCGTACCGGCGGTTCATCTGGAGGGCGGAGCGATGACGGATCAAATGCCAGAACTCGGCTGGACAACAGACGGCCGTGTTTCGCGTGTCCTCGATGGCGACACGATTGAGGTGGAAGTCACTCGAAAATTCGTCGTCCGCCTCCGCAACTGTTGGGCGCCCGAGATGGAATCGATCGAACAGCGGCGGCAATGGGCGCTCAAAAAAGATATCCCCGAAAACAGCGGCATGGCATCACACCTGCACCTGCGGAATCTGGCAGACGGCTATCAGGTTCGCTTGCACGTCGTCGGCAGCCTGGATGGTGACTTTCGCGACTCAACCAGCATGGGACGCGTAATCGGTGACGTGTATCTACTCCGCGACGGCACAAACCTAGCCGAAGCGCAGGTCAAGGCGGGGCACGCAACGCGGGAGAAAGTCAAATGAGAACACTGATAATCTGGCTCCTGCTGTGCTGCAGTGCAAACGCCGAAGCCATGCAATTGATAGTGCAGGGGAAAACGACGCAAGGCAATCAATACACAGGCTACGGCACATGCTTCGTTGTCGGCACCACAGAAAGCGGCCGGTGCCTGATCGTCACAGCAGCCCACAATTTCGACCGCGCCGAACGCGGCTCGGTGATCAAAGGAGGCCAGCGATACGCTGTCGAAAACCTGCGGATTCATCCGCGGCACGACGTGGCCTGTTTCGAGTCCCCCATGCCCTACGGCGGTGAATTCGCACTGCAGCAGGCAACGCAGCGCGTCCGTGTTGAGGCGCTCGGGTTTGGTCCGAAATACCACGGCCGCCCCACTACGGGCTGGACCGGCGAAATGGTGGGCAGTCAGTTCATGATCGGCGACGGTGGTTTGCATTCGTGCTCAGGCGACTCCGGCGCCCCAGTGGTCACCGATGATGGCTACGCTGTCGGGCTGGTTACGGGCGTCGAAACATCCGGCAGCACGCCGACATCACGCAGCCAATACGCGGCGACCAACGCTCGCACGGTGGTGACAGATGCAGACGCGATACGACTGCATCTCACACAATACTACTCGCAGCAATGCGGACCAAATGGCTGCTCCATCTGGCTCCGTCCGCAGATCCAGCAGCCGCAATTCATCGGCATCCCGACAGGACCACCCCGCGTGGTTGGTGTCACTCCGCCAATTGACTCCGTCGGCATCGTCACGAGACCGTCAGTACCGCAGCAGCAGTCAGCCAGTCCGCCCGCTCCGCAGATCGTTCGCCCGACGGACTCGCAGATTCAGGCGGCCGTGAGCGCATGGATGCAGCAAAATATCAACCAGCTCAAAGGCCGCGACGGGCAGTGTCTACCGATCACGATTATCCTCGCACGTGATGGGCGAGAGATCGACCGCGAGACATACGCGCCCGGCCAGCCTATCATTCTTGACGTCGAGACACTCGGAGGCTCAAAGTGAGCACCGGAACGCCTATTCCCGGTGATGGCGTTATTACAATTCCGGGCAAAAAAGGAGATGGCAAAATGTCAGCGGCAGAAACCGATGATTTCTTTATGCAGCGATTGAAGGCTGACCGCGATCGTCACAGCACGAACGCGACCACCTTCGAGAAGGTCCTTGAGATGCAATATGCTCAGGGAATGCAGTTTCGCGAAGCGAATGCTGCTCGTGTTGTCCTTGAGTCTGGCAGTGGCCGCACTCGATCGGAAACCAATGGTCCGGGAAATACTGCAGCACCGGACAAATAACAATGCTGTCATCGATACTCAATAGTCTGGCCGACTACGACGCAGAGGCGACTGCAGTTGACGCTGCATTTGAAACTGCAATTCGTACTGGCCGGGCTATTGAGATCGTGTTGAGTGAAATTTATAAAGGCACGCCCTATGAGTCGTTTTCAGAGTTTGTTCAGCACGATAATGACAGACCATGTGCAGGAGAAACTGGAGATGGGGCGCAAGCATCTGGACGCGTATCGACGGACTGGTTTGGGGATGCAGCAGGCATCTGAGAGTGACGAAATGAAGATCACCTCAGCCGGCGACGTGCATTACTATTCGCCACCACAGCAGATTCCGCAACAGCCGCAAAAGTCCGGCATCGGCCCACTGCTCGCAGCCGGCCTCGGCATGCTCGGCCCTGCGGGCGCAATCGGCGGCTATTTCCTCAATCAAATGCTCGAACAAAAACCAGCCCCAACACCAGCCCCGCAGGTTCAGCAGATCCAGAACACTGAAAATCTCGGCATGCGACTGCTGCGGGAGTCCGATTTGCAATCACCCTTTGATGTTGACAAATAACCGCCCTGTTGCTACCAACCGCAGGGCGTCTAATTCCCAGCAACCGCGGCAAGGCCCCGCAGAATGACCGATGAAGCCCAACCTGACAATCAGCAAGAGAGTGGCGGCATCGACCTGCAGGCCGGGGACAAGCGGGTGCGCGTGGGCAGGGACGAGGCAAAGACACTCCTGGGCTACACCGGCAACGCATGGCGTGCGGTCGTCTGGGCGATCGCTTACGCTGTGGCAATAATCGCAACCTTTTTCGCAATGAGTCTGACACAATGAACCAGATACTCACGATGGAACTCGGCACTGAATTCCTCAAGGCCGCGGGATTCGCGTGGCTCTGTTTTTTGTGGGGTGTCGTGGCACTCAAGAGCATCGGCGACACAAAGCACGGCGAGCGGTTGGGTAAAGGGCTGATTCTGCTCGCTCCGTTCACTCTCACGATGTTCGGGCAATGGAGTGTGAGGCAGTACAATGTGGCTTTGGTGGCAAATCGTATCCCTGTATCAGAGGTGGCAGACAATGGCGGACGAGCAACTCAGCGGACAGATTCCTACACCCACCCCGACGGAACCTCCTTCCGGTGGGATAGTGTTTCAGCCCGATCCCGACAGCCGGCCACTTGGGCGATGCTATCCGGAGCAACTTGCTGCGATGGCGGCTGTGGCAGCCCTGAAGGCTGCCCAACAGCGTGTGAGGGAGGCTGTCTCTGCATTCGGCGATTGTCGAGCGGAGGCGCGTGCGAGCGAGGGCGATTACGCTGCAGCGAACAACACCAGTTTTGAGGACGCGGTGGAAGCCGCGCTGCTCTCAATCGCCACCAACGCCAGCATCATCGAGGACATCGTGAAAACAGCCTGCAGTGATTGCCGTGAGGAATCTGAATAATGGGCCAGACCGCCGTAATCCCTGCGCAGATTGTCGACGTTGCAGCCCGCAGCCTGCTCGGGAACAACACCAATGCGGCTGCAGCCTGCCAAACGATCAGTTTCGCCACGGCATCGTCTGGCGACGTGCTGACGGTGCAGGGTGATGGATCGGTGGCGTTTGCGGCACCATCGGGCGGGATTGGTGGTTCCGCAGGCTCGACAGACAACGCAGTTCTGCGGGCAGACGGCGCAGGCGGAGCAACACTGCAGGGCAGCGGATGGATCATTCCGGACATCTACACGGCATCGCCAAACGCCACAGTCAACCACCTGAGTCTGCAGGCGACTGGTAGCAGCACGAATGTTTCGGTGTCGATCGTGCCGAAGGGATCGGGTGCGTTTTCGCTGGCAGTGCCAGATGGTACGACCGCAGGCGGCAATGCTAGGGGTGCAAACGCAATTGATCTTCAGACCACTCGCACAAACGCCAATCAAGTTGCAGCGGGCGATAATAGCATTGTCATTGGCGTCAATTCGCGAACAAACAACACGGGCTGCATAGCAATTGGGCCAGGTGCTTCAGCCACTGGCGGAAACAATGTCATTGCGATTGGGAATGCCTCTGCGAATGGAGCAGAGGGATCGCGAGGATCAATTGCAATTGGTACGGCTAGCGTTACTGAGCGGTCATCAATTGCGATTGGCGCATCGAGCGTAACGGGAATAGGTAGTCTGTGCATTTGCCCCGAATCTGGGTCTGTTACTGTAAGCAACGCCACGGCAATTGGTACAGTAAACACGATAGTTACTGCTCATTGCGGGATTGCAATTGGTGCAGTAGCCACTGCAAGCCGCCAAAATGAATTAACGTTTGGTTTTCGGCATAGCGCTTTTGATGTTCGAGTGGGCGGCTTTTTTCTTTCGGCATCAACTACAAACAACACGCCTACCGCATTACAGCTACGAAATCTGTTTGGCTCGCCAGCCTTCACCACTCGATCGAACACAATTTTGACGGGTATTCTGCAGGTTTCCGGAAGCAAATCCGACGGATCAGCATTAGCCGTCTACACTCGCCGATTGATATTCAAAAACGTGAGTGGCACTATCACGCTTGTTGAGTCGCAAATCATCGGGACAGACTACGAGGACAACGCAAGCACAGATTTGACAATCAGTGGGACGAGTCCATTTTTCACGGTGACTGGAATAAACGCAGAGAACTGGCGGTGGTCAGCATGGTTCTTCCCGACGATTGAATTCGCTTTTGGATAACAACATGACAGACGGCATTTTTGCAACCAATCCAATCCCGCAGCCCACTCAGGCACAAATGGCAGCCGATGAGTTGCTCCGCAAAGTCAAATCCGAAATTGACCGCAGAGCAGGCGAGCACATCGACGGGTGGAGGGCGTTTTGGGAGCATCCACAAGCAAGCCCACAGGACATCGCAGACGCCATGAACGGCGACGCTGTTCGATGGCTGGCATTGGCCCGGCTGAATCTTCAGCACGTTGCCGCCTACGCTCAGTTGCTGGGCAAATCGCTCGATGAATTCGTGCCGACGAAATACCAGCAAAGCCCCCGCGAAGTAACGACGCTGACAAACGGCTATATCCAGATTGGTGAATGATCATGGCCACGCAATCCGTCGAATTCTCCGCCCCGCCAAATCAGACGCTGACAGTCCGGCTGTTCTCCGCTGGCTCAGATACGATCGTCGCAACTGCAGGCACTGTCACAGCGGCGACGAATCGAGCAGGGCTATACACGGCGGCATTCACTGATGTTCCGGCAGGCAGATATCGACTGATTGCAACAAACGCTGCAGGCACTCCGCTGGCAACATGGTGGACAGACCTGACGTTGACAACGGCGACGTTTCCAAGTTACGAAATGCCGCTCAGTGCAATCACGGCAGACGTCTACGCGGCACTCCCAGCAGACCACACTGTTGCTGGGTCATACGGTGCTCGGTTTATTCTGGCTGTCAACAGCAACCGTCAACTCCAACTTACCGGAAGCAATCACGCAGCAGCAGACGTCCATGAGTTTCAGACCGACGTGATAACGGCGGATGCAATCGCAGCGGATGCGGTGACGGAGATTCAGGGCACAATGCCGGACAGGCTCGGCTATATGCTCTCGATCCTTGCAGGTGCGATCAGCGACGCAGGGACGGCCGCGGAGACGTATACGATCACGCTCGGAGCCAGCACGTTCACTGTGGACTACTCTGGGCTCGATGCGGCAGGTAACAGGACAGGGGCGACCCTGACGAAGACATGAGCACCGGCCGATACATCATGCGACCCCGCGTGTTTCAGGGGCGAGCGTTCGCGGGGTGGGCGTTGGCTAACTCCGGGGCCGTCGTTGTCGTGGCAAACGTAACGACGCGGTTGAGTCTGATCGGTACATCACAGCGGCGGCTGGCAATGACGGGCACATCACAGGAGAGGCTCAGCACTATCGGCACATCAGGCCGACGGTTGAGCGCTATCGGGAGCAGCGAACAATGACGACGCCACCGGCACCAGTCCAGCAGATCCATCGACGCAGGCAGGGCGACACCCGCACTGTGCTCCCTGTCACGTTACAGCAGCCCGACAGCGCTGGCGTGTTGCAGCCCGTGAATCTTACTGGGCTCACAGTCACCTTCACCATGGTGAACGCAGCCACCAACACCACGAAGGTGAGCGCTGCATCTGCAACAATCGTCACTCCCGCATCAGGCACCGTCAACTACGATTTCCAAGCCGCAAACGTGGACACACCAGGCATCTACTGGGGTACGTTCACTGTGACACAAAGCGGAGAGACGGACGCTTTCCCAGTCGCATCCAAAGGCCTGAAGATCCTGATTGACGGCCCAACAAAGACGGCCGAAGAGGCCCACGCGGAGGCGGTTTCGTGAAAGGCAAATGTTCAAAACGATAGGGAACCAGCAAGACGGACCCTAAGGGAGAGGGAAATACCTACCCTAATAGGGTGATGGCAGCACGTTACCCTAACGCTCAAACCTAGTCTTTTTCCTAGTGGAAAAGTGTTGAATGCGTCGATTTTGCATCAAAAACACAGGGTTTTTAGGGGAAAAACGGGTCCTTTCGGGCCTCCGGAGGGGTGCCGCGGGTTCGGTACAGCGTACTTTTTTTGTAGATAAGGTTTTTTGAGGCGGGGATACTACATGGCGAGGCGAGGCGGAGAAAAACAGGGGGAAGGGGGCAGCGGGAAGGCGGACGGTGGGCAGCCTGTGCAGATCGAGCAGGTGGCCACGGCCGACCTGATTCCCTACGCTCGCAACGCGAGGACGCACAGCGAAAGCCAGGTGGCTCAGATTGCCGGCAGCATTCAAGAGTTTGGATTCACGAATCCTGTTTTGGTGGACGCTCAGAACGGCATCATTGCCGGGCATGGGCGGGTGATGGCGGCGCAGAAACTGGGGCTGCAGTCCGTGCCGTGCATTCGTCTCGGGCATCTCAGCGACGCACAGAAGCGGGCTTACATTCTGGCTGACAACCGGATCGCCCTGAACAGCGGGTGGGACGATGCGATGCTGGAGGTGGAGTTGGCGGAGTTGCACGCTGACGATTATGACCTCGGGCTGCTGGGGTTTGATGCGGACGAGTTGTCCAAACTGATGGGCTATGACATGCCGGCAGAGACGCCGGTTGAGGTGACGGAGGACGAGGTTCCTGAACCTCCTGCCGATCCGATCACAAAGCCGGGCGACCTTTGGATTCTCGGGGAGCATCGGCTGTTGTGTGGTGATTCGACGAAGGCAGAGGACGTGGCGAGGCTGATGGCGGGGGCGAAGGCAGACCTGTGCTTCACGTCGCCGCCATACAACAGCAAAGACGGAGGATACAAAACAGATTACAGCGGCAAGACGAAGAAGTTCTACAACCACCAGTGCGACGACAGGACGGAAGATGAGTGGGTCGAGTTTTGCAACAACGTGCTTTCTCTTGTCTCTTCTCACCTGGAGTCGGAAGATTCTCCTGTCATCTGGAACGTCATGTATACGGCCCATTGCCGGGCGGGCTATGGGCGGACGATGTTCGCGGGAGCCCACGGTCTTTCGGTGAAAGAAACGATCTGCTGGGATAAAGGGGCTGGATTCCCGACAGCGTCCAGAGGGATTCTGTCGAGAAACTGGGAGCTAGTGTTTGTGCTGTCAAAGGGAAATAAATATACAACGACACAAGGCGAGAATGAGCCGCGATGGGCAAAGTGGAACATACCGCGACCGAAGCAACAAGAAGAGCACAAGGCCACCTTCCCGGTTGATTTGGCGGCGCGGGCTATGTGCGATTTCGGCGCAAAGGGCGACAACGTCTACGAACCCTTCTGCGGTTCCGGCACGACGCTTATCGCCGCCGAACAACTGGGCCGCAAGTGCTACGGCATGGAAATCAGCCCGCAGTATTGCGACGTGATAGTGAAACGCTGGGAAACGCTGACAGGCAAAACCGCGACACTGGAAGCGAGGTGACAAATGATCCAGCCAACCGACTCTTCACTCATCACAGAGCCGCTGTCCCGCTCTGACATGCAACTGATCGGGCAGGCAGTTCGCAAGGGCTGGAAGATCCCAGACAACCTGCTGGCAGGCTTGCCGGCGGCGCTCGTTAAAATCGTGGCGGAGGGCAAGCCACGCGACAAAATCGCAGCCGCCCGCGTCCTGATGAAAATGCAGGAATCAAACGCGGAAGCCGAGAAACCGCCTGCAGTTGTCGCCCACGCCCACGCCCACGTCCACCGCGTTGAATCGGAGTCCCCCGCAAATGACAGCAACAGCACCAGCAACCGAAGAGCGGCGCTGGCTGCTCGAATTGCTCGACTCCGCTGATTCGCCGGACGACCTGCAGGCGATCGAAGACCTGTTGGAGGCAGAAGAGCGAAAGCAGCACAGCACCCGCTGGGAATGCCGGACGCTGGCGGAGGTGGCGGAGTTCTTCGGGTTGGCAGTCCAGACGGTCAAGCAGTGGAGAACGGAATCCCCGCCGATGCCTGGCGACGAAGGCCGCTACCCGCTGCAGCAGATCGTCAGTTGGAGACTGGCAAAAGCCACCGGCAATGCCAGCACTACGAGCGAAGAAAAACGACAGGCGGAGATCGAGCAGATCCGGCTGCAGTCGGAGAAGCGGCGAATCGAGAACGCAAAAAAACGCGGCGAGTTGATCGAGCGAGTGGAGATCGAAAGAGACATGGCCCTGCTCTGGTCCCGCCTTGTGTCCCGGCTGCAGTCACTCCCGGAGAAACTTGCACGACTTGCACCGGACGCAGCGAAGGCGGAGACGCTCAGGTTGGCAACCAACGAAATCGACATCGCCCGCCGCGAGTTTTGCGACAGTCTGGAGGACTTGGTGTGAGATTATCTGCCATCGTCGCCCGCGATGCCATGCGGCCGCGTGTCCATGAGTCTTCAGCCGACTGGCTTCGGCTGCACTTCTACGACCACACCGGCAGGGCGTTTGACGAACAAAGCGTTCCATGGGTCACAGCCCCGCAAGGCCCGTGCTGGGCATACGACAACCCGCAATTCCGCGCCCTGTGGATGCAGTGGGCGGCCCGTATGTTCAAGACGAATTTCGGGTTGGGAATGCTCATGAGAAGCATGGACACCCGCCCCGAGGAAACCATGTTCGCGACGCCGGATGAGACGAACTGCAAATCCGTTTTCGGCCGCTTCTGGCTGATGCTGGAATACTGCCCACGCCTTCGCTCGCAAGTCCCGATTCGGCAGCGGCAGTCAAAAACCAGAATTGCCCTGCGGCGTGCCGTCTGCCATGGTGCATGGCCGCGAGGTAAATCCCGTTTGGCCGACAAGTCCATCCGCATCGGCCACGGCAACGAGATTGACAAATGGGTGCAGGAAAAGACCAGCAGCGAAGGCGACCCACTGGAACGCTTCCGCAAACGCGGGGCAGAGCACCCCGACAGGAAATTTGTCTTTGAATCAACGCCATCAGTCCGCAACAAGTCCAACGTGGAATTCGGGCGACTCCAAAGCACCAACCACCGGTACTGCGTCCCCTGCCCGCACTGCTGCAAATTCCAAACGCTGGAATTTGGCAACGGGCAGACACCTGGCGGAATCTTCTTCGACAAACTGCCGACCGGGGCGACAGACCGTGACCTCGCCCGCCGCACTGCTCACTACGTTTGCCGGTACTGCGAAAGCCGCATCGACGACCTTCACAGGGCATGGATGATGCCGCGGGGCGTCTGGGTTCCCGCAGGCTGCGAAGTGGACCACGAACGCGCCATGGACGCCCGCAGCCTTCCGCCGGACGATATGTCTTGGCTGATTGGCACACCAACCAACTGGGGATCCGAGTGGGGTTCTCAGCTCTCAGTTTTCTACGCCTTGTTCCACGGATGGGGGCAGATCGTTTCCGACTTCCTCGGCAAGTGCAAAAGCCCGGCGAAGCTCAGGCAGTGGATCAACGAGGACGCCGGCGAGACATGGGAAGCCCGCAAATCGAAATCGACTCCGGAGCGGATCGGCGAACGCCTGCGAACGGTCGTTCCCCGCGGCGTTGTCCCGGTCTGGGGTCGCTTCCTCACGGTCACAATCGACCAGCAGGCGGCGGAGGGCGGCTATCGGCTTTACGTCGTGCTGGCCCACGGCGACGACTTCCGCTCGCACGTCGTGGACTATGGGGCGATGAACACACTGGAAGACGTGTGGGACCGCGTAGTTCTCCGCCAGTACCACCACGAGGACGGCGGCAACCCGATGGCCCCGATCGTGGTCTCTGCCGACTCCGGCTGGGACACCAAACGCACCTACGACTTTTGCAATTCGCATCCCGGGATGGTGCCGTGCAAAGGTTCCAGCAACGACCTTGGCGGCAAACCCTACAAGCTCGCCCCCGTGCAAACGAACGACCGCTCAGAGCAGATGCTGTTCCTCGTCAATACGGACTACTGGGAAACCGACCTCCAAGCCAGGCTTGACGAACGCATGCCGGCACAGGCGGAGGGGCTTGGGCTATGCCAGGGCAGCGAGAATGATATCGAATTCCTTGAGCACCTGTGCAATGCTACAATTTCAGACAGCATCGACAACCGCGGCAACGCGAAACTGCTGTGGGTGAAGAAAAACGAAGGGGCGCCGAACGACTTCCGCGACGCGCTTCGGTACGGGCTGGCGTTGGCTGTTGCCTACGTCGAAGAAAACGGCGGGTTCCCGCCGCGAATGGCGATCCAAACACAGAGGAGTGTGATACATGGCGGAGACAAAAGACCAGATGGCAGGCCGTGGGTCTAATCGGCAGCCGCACAAAGCACCGGAGCCGCAACCGCAACCTGCACGCGCTGAGGAGATCCAGCCGTGGCGACGCTGTCCGATATGCTGGGATCGTGCCGGAGGGCATGGCGTGGCGTACAGCACACAGGGACAGGTGCGTTATTACAAATGCTGCCGAACGAGATCCCCGGAGCATCCACCCTGCGGGCATACGTGGACCTTTCGCTTCGCGCTGAACATCATGACGCTCGAACACAAAACGCCTATTGTCGACGGCCTGCGGTGATTGGTAACGCTGGTATGTCATGACACCAGCCGGCGGCTATGCTGGCTGGCATGACCACGTCAGCCCAACTCCTCACGGCCGTGAATGCTGCAATCCTGCAGACGCTCACGGCACAATCCTACACGGTCCATGGCCGCTCAAAGCAAATGGCGGCCCTGCGTGACCTGATGAAGGCACGCACCGAACTGATGGACGAGGCGGACGCAGAGGCTTCCGGTTCAATGGTTTCGCTCATCTCGCTGGAGCAACCCACCGCGTGAACCTGCTCGACCGCTTCATCGGATACGTCGCACCGGCAGCAGCAGCCCGCAGACTGCAGGCACGCGCTACGCTTCAGCAGATCATGGCGATGAGTGCGGCGCCGAACAACATCTACCCGCAGGCGAAGACGACCCGCACGAACAAAGTCACGCTGTCAGTCTACAAGGAAAATGAGGCCAGTTCGGCTGTTACCGACAACCTGCGGGCTCAGTCGTGGCGGCTTTACCGCACCAACCCATCGGCCCGGAAAATTGTCCGGACACTGCAAAGCAAAGTCATCGGCCGTGGGATGCACCCCGAGCCATTGGCAATGAACGCAGACGGCACGCCAAACGAGGCATTCCGCGACCGCTGCAAAGAACTCTGGAAGCGGTTGAACGCCGGATTCGACTCCCGTGGATTGCCGGCACAGGGCGGGCAGACACTGGCTGGATTGCAGCGCGTGGCCCTGCAGGCCGTTATCCTGTCCGGCGACGCACTTTTCCGGATGAAACCAATCACGCAGGCGGAGCAGATCCGCAGAGACTTGCCGATTCCGCTCACGCTGCAATTGATCGACTCTTGCAGACTGGCAGACGAGACAGAGGTGACATCCGCCGAAATCCCGGGCGGATCCAGCCTGTTCCGCGGCATCGAACTGGACGAAGAAAACCGCCGCACAGCGTACTACATTCGCCTGCAGCCCGCCTACGCATCGGCCAACCAGTCTGGGAACGCTGTGCGAATCCCAGCAGACCAGATGGGGCACCTGTACGTTGAGGAGGATATCGACCAGCTCCGCGGCGTGCCGTGGTTTTCTGCTGCATTGACTCGCACGCAGGACACCGCCGACCTCGAATACAACGTGCTGAAATCCACGGCACTGGCTGCCTGTGTCGTCGGCGCATACGCGAAGCCCACCGGGGCAACGAAATTCGGCTTGAACGCATCGACAACAGCACCGGACGACCTGACGGACGGCGATGGCAATACCGTCACGAAACTGCAGCCTGGCCTGCTGGTGAACACCGGGCGAGACGGCAAGTTTGAACTGCACAGCCCGAACCAGCCGAACATGAACCCGGAGGCGTTCGTCCAGCACCTTCAGCGAGGAACGGCAACTGCGGTTCCGGGCGTGAAGTCTTCGACCATCACAGGCGACTACCGCAACTCCTCATTCAGTTCAGAGCGATCCGCAGACAACGATATTTGGCCGGAGTTGCACGACGTACAGCAATGGTTTGCCGACAACTTCTGTCAGCCGATTTACGAGGCTGTGATTCGTGCGGCGATGGTGTCCGGTTTCTTTGACGATTTGATTTCCCCCGCGGAATTTATGGCATCGCCCGGCCGCTTCATGGTCGCCAGTTGGAACGGCCCGATTGCTCTTTCGATCAATCCAGTAGACGACGCGAAAGCCGCTCACGACCGGATCAAGGGTGGGCTGTCTTCGCTGCAAATGGAATGCGCGAAACTCGGCACCAACTGGCGGGACGTGATGGCGAATCTGGCTGAGGTTTACGAAGTCGCTGGTAGGCTTGGTATCCCACCCGAAATCCTCGCCAACATAATGGGATTACCGGCACCGCGAAACGCAAACGAAGCCGCTGAATCCCCGACCGGAACGAACGATGCCCAAACGCCATAACGAAACAATCGGCAGCGGAAACGCGATCAGCCCGGGTTTTCGTGCTGAGATCGAATTGCGGGCGAAGACCTTCAACGAAGAGGGCCGCACCGTTGAGGCTGTCATCAGCACCGAACAGCCGGTGATGATGGTTGACTGGGAGCGGATGGACTATGTCCCTGAAATCCTGCTTTCCAGCGGCGTTGAATTTCCGAAGTCGCGGCAGATCCCGTTTCTCGACTCACACCGCCGCAGCAGCGTCACAGACCAGTTGGGCAGCGCTCGAAATATCACAGTTGGCGATGGCCGCGTGACTGCAACGCTGATGTTTAGCAAAGCCCGACAGGGTGAGGAAGCATTGGCTGCTGTTCGTGATGGACACGTGACGGATGTTTCCGTGGGCTACGAAGTTCTCAAGCGGACGTACATTGACAAGGGCAAAAAGAAAACCATCGGTGGCCGCGAGTACGAAGGCCCGGTGAACGTGGTGACGAAGTGGCGACTCCGCGAGGTTTCGCTGACTCCGATTGGTGCAGACGATCAGGCAAAACTCCGGGGACTGGACCCGGCTCGTTGCCGTTTCATTCATTCCCCCGAAGGAGATTTTCAAGTGAACGAACAACTCCGTGCTCTGCTGGTGTCCCGCGGGATGCCTGCCGAACTGACCGACGAACAGGCTCAGGCGTGGATTGTGGCCAACCCCGAACGCATGGCCGCACCGCCGACGCCTGCACCGGCCCCCACGCCCGAACAGCGACAGTCGCCACCCGCCGCACTGACTGCAGATGACATCGCACGATTGGTGGCTGAGGGCACCGCCCGCACACTGGCAAACGAACGCGCCGCTCAGGCTGCTTTTGAGGCTGAGGCCCGCGACCTTTGCGAACTGGCTGGAATGCCCGAAGAGTTCGACAAAATTCGTCACATGCAAAGCATCGGGGCTGTTCGTCTGTTTTTGAATCAACGCAGAGCCGACGCAGCCGCAACCATTCCTCACGGTGTTTCCATTCGCTACACCAGTAACGGCTACGATCGTTTGCGGTCCGACATCTCAAACACGCTGGCCCGACGAAGCGTGTCCGCTGCCGTCGGAAATGATTCCGCGCGGATGGCTCGATACCTCAGCGAAGAACAAGTGCGGTTTGATGACAAGCAGTTTCGTCATGCCACACCATTTCAGTTGGCTGAAACGCTGCTTCAGCATCTCGGCGTGCGAACAATCGGGCTGACTCGCGAACAGGTTGCCATTGCGGCTATGTTCGGGACAAAAGATTTGCCCGGTGCGCGATCAGATGGCCCGTACCACACAACTGGAAGTTTTGTTGAATTGACGAAAGACGCGATCAACAAAAGCATGATGGTCGGCTACACCGAAGCCCCCAGCACTTGGCGTGGTCCGATGCGACAGGGCACCAGTGTCGCCGACTTCAAGCAGATCAACCGCCTCCGCATGGGCGCCATTCCAAACCTTCCAATTTGGAACGACACCAGCGAGCCGAACAAGGCGAGTTTCGCGGACGCCCGCGAGTCCTACGCCGTTGAGTCCCGTTCGCTCGGCGTTTCCTTCAGTTACAAACTGCTGGTGAACGACGACATGGACGCCCTGACCCGGACGCCGGTTATGCTCGGTGCAGCCGCCGCCCGCACGGTGAACGCCGTGGCGTGGGCACAACTCACCAGCAACCCGACGCTCAGCGATGGTGTCGCCCTGTTCTCCGACGTGTCTGGTGCACGCAAGCGGAAGAACTTCACGACAGGCACCGGCGCTCCATCGGTGACGACGTTGGGATTGCTCACCAATCTGATGCGACAGATGCGAGGCGAGAACACGCCGGAAGGTGCAGAAAGCGACGACATCCTGAACCTGCAGCCGCGCTACCTCGTTGTCCCGTCGGCACTGGAAACGGTCGCCTTGCAGCTTGTGAACTCCGCGTATGACCCGAACAGCTCGGTGAATACGCTGGCGTACAACCCAGCCCGCACGATGATTCCGGTTGTGGAACCAATCCTCGACGCGAACAGCACTCTCGCCTGGTATCTCTTCGCAGATCCAAGCACCATCGACACCATCGAAGTTACCTTCCTGCAGGGTCAAGAAAATCCGCTCGTTCGCTCGTACATGGACGAAGAGAAGCTGTCCATGGAGTACTACGTTTTGCAGACCTTTGCCGCAAAGGCGATGAACCACCGCGGCATCCAGAAGCACAAGGGTGAAGCATAATCTGATCCCCTCTGTTGGTTCGCCAGCACCTGCAGCCGCTCCATCCGTGGGGCGGCTTGCAGCGTTGAGAGGCCGGCACTTTCAGCCGCCTAAAACAAGTGAAAGGATATTCCAATGATTGCTCGTGGCGTTCGATGTTTTCGCGATCTTTTCGACCGCGCTCAGGTGTTCTCAGCGACTCCCGGCCAGAATGGCTGGACGATTGCTGACACCTCCAGCAGCGGCACGCCAACCTACCTGTGCATCACTGAGGACGGCGGCGCTGCGAAGCTCACACTGGCCGCAACCAGCGAGGCGGAAAACGTCTGCCTGTTTTTCAACGACGTGTTGCCCTACGACCTTCGCCAGTTGCAGCGATGCCGGATCATTGCGAAGGTTGCCGACATCGACGCCGTGACCACGCTGGTTCTCGGTCTCGGGGCCGCACGCAACGACACTCCTGACTCTGTCACCTACAACGCGTGGTTTCGCGTTGAGGGTTCAGTCAGCACTTCCGCCGTGGTTGTCGAAACCGACGACGCCACGAACGACAACGACGACAAGGCCACCGGCACCACGCTGGGAGCAGCCTACAAAGTCCTCGAAATCGACTTCAGCAACGGGCTGAAGGACGTGCGATTCTTCATCGACGGCGAACGTGTTGCAGCCGGCACCACGTTTGACATGTCCGCCGCAGCCGCAGGCCAGAACGTGCAGCCGATCATTCAGATTCAGAAGGCTTCCGGAACTGGCACGCCTTCCGTTACCATCGCAGCCGTTGAAGTGGATTTCCGTTACGCCTACTGATTGCCGCCGCAATGACACTTGCATCACAAATTGCTTCCGATGTTTCCGCCGTGTTTCTGGACCTCGATGACTTCGCGGTTCAGATGCGGCGTTACGTCGGGGGCGATTCTGGGAATCAGGTGGCATTCACCGGCATCATAACGTGGCAGGCCACGACCTATGAAGAGGACCGGGGGCGAGGGACGAGGCGACGAGGGGAGATCCTTGTCGCCGACTCCGTTGACGTGTCAGTGACTGACTCCATTCTGATCGGCTCAGACCTCGCACAGGTTGAGGCCGTTGGGCAATCGCAGGACGGGGCTAAAACCGTTTACGTGGTCCAGACCCTGCCGCTGACCCGCGGGGCGAAGACGCTACGCACAGGGGCAATCTGATGGCCCGCCTTGACGTTGCCGGCGTTCTCGCAAATGTCCGGGCAAATATCGCAGCAATCGCGGCGTGGCAAACGCTGTGCAGTGTGGCGGACAGCACGGCGGCAGCGAAGCGGGTCTACTATGGCGGCGTGCAGGAGGATTACGGGGACGACACTCGCGCCCCGCTTTGCGTGCTGCAGATCGACCCCACAACAACGGAGTGGAACGCCGGAACATCCCGCGGGCGTTTGACCGTGAATGCCACTTTTGAAGTGGCAATGCCTGCAGAGAAAGAGAGCGACTACGGTGGGCAGTACCTCTGGTGTTGGCAGGCTCTCGCCGATATCATGGCAGGCATCAACTCCTCATCCGGCGGCAGTGGGCAACTGATGCTGAGGCAACTGAACATTACGCAGGAACCTGGGCCGATTAACCCAGACGAAAATCAGGGGCGGAATGAGTGGGCGTTTCAGATTGCACTGGTGATTGATTTACTCTAAAGGGCTGCCCATGCTGGCAATCGAAATACAAATCAAGCGGTTCGCCCTAACCGCCCGCGCACACGCAAAGTTGATGCGTGAAATCAATTACCGCGTGATGGAACGCCAGTGGAAACGAGTCCCGCAGCACTTCGACGAACGCGGCTACACGCTTTATGGTTTTCGTAAACGCGGCACGAAATACGATAAGTACAAGAAAAACAAGTTTGGCCACACTCGCCCGAACTATCGCACAGGCACGCTGCTGAAGCGTTTGCGTCACAAGATCACTGCAACACAACACGGCGGCAGGCTGTTGATGCGTTCCTTCATGGTGCGCAAACCGCCCGAAGAGTGGGCGAAAATGACGTTCGAGCAGCAGGCCAGATTCAAGCGGAGTCAGCGCCGTTTGGCTGGCTGGCAAAAACGCGAAATTGCTATCATGTCCAAAGGTGAAATCACACAGGAACGCAAACAATCAGCCCGCGAATATCGTAAGGGCGCACTCAGTCCGCAATACGCACGACAACGAGCGAGGAGAATAAAGTGAGCAAGATTTTCACGCTGGCCGATGTGGTTCTTGGGGCGACAACCATTCGCCAAATCACGAACGCAGACCACCGAACAAATCAAGAACACCGGAAGGCGATGACCTCCGGCGGCAACGCCATTTCGCAAATCAGTGGCAAGATGGCCGGCGAGGTGACGAGCATCACAACCGGCGACCTTGCGGCAGTCGTCGCCTTGAACACCTCCGCGTTTTGCAGCGCTGGGCTTGCCGTTCTCGGGAGCACCATCACGGTCCCGCTGAAGGTGCGGGCGAACGCCGGCAGTTTCGTCACAGGCTCAAATTTCGTGGCGATCAGCGGCAGCAATGTCTTCGCTGTTCCGACGCAATTTGAGGCGACGCAGGACGGCGACGCGGCAACCTGCCAGATGGATTTCCACTGGCTCTCATCCGATGGATTCACGAAGGGTGCAGACGACGCAACGGGGCAGGCGCTGGCTGGCCAGTCGTTCAACGCTGAATTCGCTTTGGGTCCAGTGTATATCAACGCGACACTGATCGACGGCGTTCAGTCGGTGCGAATCAATCCCGGAATTGAAGTCACAAAACCGCCGCTCGGATCGGGCTCAGTGTGGCCGAAGTACGCCATGATTAAGACCATTCAGCCAACTATTGAAATCACGGTAAACGACTTTGACGCGATTGCCGCAACCGTGGGCGATTGGACCGCGATGACCTCCGCGAATATTTACCTCCGCCGCCGGGCTGATTCTGGTGTGTACAGCAGCAGCAGCGACAACATCCGCTTCACTTTCGCTGCCGGCTTGACTGACACGAACAGCGTTTCAGTCAGCAATCAGGACGACGGTTCCGCAACGATCACTCTGCACGGTAAGACGCTCACAGCGAACGCTGCCGTCGCAATTCCATAAGCCACTGACGAGAGGGGACAGACGTGGCGCATTATTTACTTTTCATGCCGGACACAAAGCCGGCAGACCTCGAAGCCGCGGCGAAACTCGCCGGGCTTCCTTCCGTTATCGGCGGGCACGACGTGCTGCCGAACGTGGAAGGACCTGGCGGCAATCGCGGGCTGATGCTGGGGTGGCTGAATCCGCAGAATCCGCTGATGCACTTCGCGGCCGCGGAGCAGACGTGGCTGCCGTCCATTGTCAAAGCGGACGGCGGCAGGCCGCGCTACTGGGTGGGCATCTGGAACGCGAAACCGCCGCAGGAGAACGAACTGCGACGGCATTACACGCAGGCCGGACCGTGGGTAAAACTCGGCGAGCAAAAGTGGAAACTGCCGACTCCGGACACGGTGGACAGCCGCGCGGTATACGCCGATGACGGCACCATGAAATGGGAAGTCGTTCGCCAGTTCGCTTGGCTGTGCGACGAAGCACAGACGCTGCGGGAAACATACCTGCAGGAATTCGGGCTGCGGGAAATGGTGTTCAACGTGGATCCGTCGGCGCAAATCCAGTGGCTGCTCAAACTGCTGCAGATCAACTACCGTATGCTGCCGGAATTGGCCGTCCACCTTGACTTGTGGGTGGGTCGTGAAACGATTCTTGACCTGTTCCTGACAACACTCCAACTGCAGCGGAAACCGAGCGATGGCTGACGAGCGGATTGAGGTTGAGTGGATTGCCACCGCGAACAAGATGGTTCAGGTTCTGGATCGTCTGGAGGGCAAATTCGACAAGCAGGAAAGGCAACTCGAAAGGCTCACTGCGACATCGAAGAAAGGCGCGGAAGCTGCGGCCGGTTCGTTCAATCAATTGGAGCAGGAACTGAAGCAGGCAGAAGCCGCGCTGAAGGGCATGGCTGCAGGCACAGACGCATTCGCCGCGCAAAAGAAAAAAGTGGATGCACTGCGGGATTCAGTGAAGCAGGCGAAAGGCAGTATTCAACAGGCAGCCGGCGGGTTTGGCACGAAGTTATCGGAGGGCGTTGGGCAAATCAAAAACATGGTGGCCGGCATGTTTACGCTGCAGGCTGTCGTTGCAGCAATTACCAGCGAACTGGACAAAGTGGCTCAATTGCGTTTGGAGGCTGCGGCTGGAACACGGACTTTTGAGGACGCTATCCGAAGAATGACATTGAACGTGGGAGCGGAGGACGCACCACGGGCACAGCAGATGGTGATGGAGCAGGCCCCGCTTTTAGGTGTCAACCCGGCTGGATTGGCCGAAATGATCGGCGCTGCAATTTCCGGCGGCGCAAAAGACGTTGAAGAGGCAATGCGGCTTTCGTCAGACGTTCTGAAACTGACTGCCGGAAATGTTCAGGACGCCATGCCGATCCTTTCCGGAATGCTCACAATTGCAGGGGCAACTGGGAACCGTGATTTTCAATCCATTATTGGGCAGTTGTCACAATTCCAAGCAGCGGGCCGCGGCGGTGACTTGTCGCAAACTATCAACAATCTCAGCACCTCTCTTGCGGCCGTCAACACACGAGGCGAGCGGATTCAGGCACTGGGTTCAGAGCGAACACTGGAACTGGCCGCGACTATTTCGCAGATCCTTCAGGACGAACGCGGGGCGATCACCGGAACCACACTCCGCCAACTGATGCAGCGAATGGATATGTTTGTTGCAGAGCGTGAAACCAAACTGGACGACGGAACAGTTTCCCGATTGACAAAAGCACAGGTTGACAGCTTCAATCAGCTCGGAACGCTGGATGAACGTATTGCCGCAATGCGTGCGTCTCCGGAGTTGGCAAAGCAGTTTCTGAGTACGCTCGAAATCAACGAAGGCACAGCAGCAATCCGACAGATTGTAACGGGTGATGTGAATGCCATTCAGCAAGAGCAAAGAGCCGCTGAGTTGATTGGTGGGCAGGCTGCAGGAAAACAGGAGTTCACCAAACTCACGACAGAAATTGCAGACCAAACGCAACTGTCGCGAGCGGAGGCAAAGTCACAATCTGTTCTTTCGGTTGGCGAAATCAGTGGTGGGCGAGGAGTCGCCGGGCAGGTTGAAAAAATTGTGAACGACACGTTGGCGAAAATCAATTTAAGCGGCATCGACATTGACACCGCGGCGACCGTAAGAAACAGAATGCGAATTGCAGAGTTGCAGGGACTGTCAGCACCTGAAGTGGGAATTGCAGGCTTGCAGGAAACTCTGGAACAACGCCGACTGTTTGGCGCAATCCCGATCGGTGGCAACTTGTCGGATCAAGACCGGGCAATCGTTGAGCAACAGATTGCACTGCTGCAACAGATCCGCGATGAGATGGCCGCAGCCCGGCAGCAACCCGTGAAAGTCCAGGGACCGCCGATGAGACCGAAGGAGGCGCCGCTCCCCGCGGCGACGGCACCATGACAATCGCAATGACGACGATGACGACCGGCAGCAACCTGCACGGGACGATTCTGCCGCAACCGTGGAACGAATCCCGCAGCGTGCAAACGTGGTTCGGCGTGACGGGTGAATATCACTTGTTCGGCAGGCTGCACGGCCGTGAATTCGCCGCGTGGATGCAGTTCGTGGGCTACACTTCGCACAATCTGATTCAGACGGCGATTGAAACGATGAACGCTCAGATTGGCGAATTTGGCACTGTCACGTATACTGTCGGGAGCGACATCAAGACATTCGGCAACTCGATATTCATGGGCTTCACACCCGAAGAGGATCCGTGGTTGGATGGCTCCGGGGTAAACGGTTGGAACTGCAGAGGAAAGCTCACATGGCGACAAATCAGGACGTGATTGACGTAGACAAGTCTTATGACCCAGCGAGCGGGTTAACACTGGACCAACACCGCCAGCAGGCATTCGCCACGCTGCAGCAATCCGGCTTCGGGGGACGCACGCCCACATCGCAGCCTGCAGCAGATCCCGCACCAGCAACACCGGCAACCGCTGAGGAATAGGCTGTGGGCTTTGACGCTCTCAACACGGCGTCGGCTCTGGTCTATCAATACCCGGAGCTGACCGTCTACATCGGCGACACTGGCGGCAACCCGCCGACCAGTTCGCCCACGGTGTTTGCTGATGCTTACGCTACGATGGTGGTGCAGTCCGCCGGCGGTTCTCGGTTGGATTTTGCGTCCCTTGGATTTGGGCTGACCGCTCACCTGCAGAACCGCACGCAGCCCGCACAGTTCGCCCGCATGGTGGACGTGTTGATTCCCACGGCGCCGGACAAAATCAAACTGCACCGCGGGGACTACGTGGCGGAGACAGTCCGCATCGACCAGCAAGCCGAATCACTGACGGCACAAGTGCAATTGCGCCCGTATCATTTCGGGCTGCCGGTGACCGGCTACACGGTCTGGAATGAGCCGGCAGGCGAGGAACAGCGAATTGAAGATGACATCGTTTTCAATCCCTTCATCGACCAGCGGGTTCTGTTTAACAAATCCAGCAAATTGCGAAGCGGAACGGGCGGCGACACGATCAACCTGTGGATTCACCCGGAAGCCGCTGACGACGCCGTGGGAGCGGACTACCACCTGCAGACGCGGCAGGAGTGGACGTTGGCAGAGGCGGTTCTGGCGATGTGCTGGGAACTGAATACGGCGGAGGAGTTTATCGAGAATTTTGACCAGGCGACACTGGAGAGCACGCTCAGCAGCGCTTTACCCGTGCGTGAATTGCGGATCCCACTGGGCACACAACTCCATCAAGCGCTCGACACACTGCTGATCCCGGCCGGCTTTAATTGGTACGTCGATTACAAACTCGACGAGGAAAAGCCGCAACTGAAGGCATTCAAAATCGGCGATGGCACACAGAAGGAGTTGAAATTTCAGGCTGTCGGTAGTGTGTTGGATTTGGACGACAGCAACCTGAACCAACTGGAAGTCTCAAACGCCATCGGCGACTCGTTCAATCGCGTTATCGTAATGGGCGACTTTGAAAGGGCAGAAGTAACGCTGGACCTGTACCCCGCATGGCCGGCGGCGAAGGATTCGTTGGCAGCGGACGACCTGCGGAAAGACGGCAGCGAGTACGTTGGGAACGAAACGGTCTGGCGGCTGTGGATTGCAAACGAAGCCGGAGACCTTGATCCGGAGATATCGCGCCTCGGGCAGATGCCGACGGTCCCGGATCTTGCGCAGGTGTTCTCGAAATACTGGCCGCACCGGCGCATCATTGAAGACCCGTTGACGTATTGGAGCGAGGCCAAAAGTTACGAGCCGAATGAGCGTAAGCAGAGGTTCCCGATTCAACTGGAATACTCGACCGATGGCGGCTACACGTGGGAACCGGAAGATCCAGAATGGACCGTCCGACTGTGCCCCGATCAGATTGGCGTGTTGTTTGACGGAATGGAAATCCCGTCTGTGTTGTACGAAGCCGGAGATCAGGCACGGCTGCGAATCACTGGCACCGTGGCAGGCGACGCAAGGCTGACGGCGGACGCGACGAAACAGGGCGGGGCGGTGAATGCCCGTGAGTTCCGACAGGTGATTGTGGTTCCAGAAAAATTCGCGAAACGCTGGCGGCAGGAATACGGTCCATATGCGTCGGTGTTGGCAGAGACGGGCAACCTTGCCGACGAGCAAGACAACTATTTTGACGCACTGCAATACGCCGAACGCATCCGCGACCAGAACCATTTCGCCGACGTGTCCTGTGAGTTCCGCCTCCCGGGCTGGCATACGGATTACGAAATCGGCGACCTGCTCACGAAAATCGCAGGCCGGGAAATCAGCCTAAACGCGGCGCCAACCGGCTACACTCGTTATGTGCAGATCGTGGAAAGACGCTGGGAAATGGGCAGCGGTGGCCCGTCTACTGTGCTGATCGTGGACAGGGGGTTGGCGGAATCATGAGTCTCAAACTCCCGAAAACAGTTCGCACGGATCGGCGGCAGTACAAACTGCTCTTCGCCGGCGGTGGTGCACCGGCAAATCTCAAAGAGGGGCTGTGCGCTGAATGCTTGGGCGATGGCTGGTATCGTGTTGAGTTGGCGACATTTAATGAATCCCCGCCCGACGAATATGATGCGCTCACGTGCGATTTGTGCGACGCTGCCACACTGGGCGGCAATGAAGACGACTGCGCCGCCATCGTCGCATTCGACGCCGACAAAACGCGGCCGATTGGAACCAATCAGTTCGTTTATGCTCACGACGCGCGAACGCTGAAAATCAAGGACGGCGGGCATGTGCGGCTGTTGCCGATTCACAAAGACCCAGAGACTGGAGAGCAACTGTACGCCATCATCTCTGCCGAATACGAAATGCTTAAAGTCCCTGTCACAGACTGGGAATGCTGCAACGGCGAAGTGATTCAGACGCGCTGCGATTTCCTTTTGATCGAGGGAACGTTGTGCGAAGTCTGGACTGACGAGTGTTACCCATGAGTGTCGGGTTTGGCGAGATAACAGGGGGGCGGAAGAAAAAGGCGGTGGAGGATTGTTGCTGCGGCGGCTGCCCATGCTGTCCCGGGTGGCCTGCTGGGCAGTCTGGTATAATAAATTGGATCAGTGTCGTTGAGACAAATAACGACTGCGAAATAGCACCTTCGCCAGTAGAGACAAGCACCGACTTCGGTTGCCCCAGTCAATACACAGAAACCGGCCAGATTATCCGTTCGGCTGCCACAGAACTTTGGGTGCGGGTGTTCTGTGATTCAGTCACTGGAGAATGGTCGGTGCAGTACCGCTCCGCGACATCTGGAGGCGGATTTGAAAGCCCTGTTTCATCAGTGTGGAAAGACGTTAGTTCGCTCACATTTGTTTGCCCTGATTGTGCAAACGCGGTGAATGGCGTAGCATATGGCACGATTGATTTTATTGCGGAAATGGCGTGCGAAACGTCGGGCGGGATCGTCACCTACAACGTATTGGTGCATGGTGATGTAGAAATTGGATGCGGCTCATGACATGCAACTGCGAGGCAGCAGGCTGGTGTGATCGGAGACAGACGACCGTTCCGCGGCCGTTTCATCAATCGTGCAAGGCTGGCAATGGGGCTGCAGTCGATGCAATGATGGCGGCAATTGCTGAGGCCAGACAGCAGCGAGAGGACGCAACGATCGGTATTCTGGCCCACGGCAATCAATCGCGGTTGACGACAAAAGCCGCTCGGAAACCGATCAGGGCGAAAACAGGCTACGGCGACGCACTGGCCCGAATCATCAGCCGCGAGACGGGCGAGCAAACCGATTGCACCGGATGCACCAACGAAATCAATGAGTTGAACATCATGACCCGGCAGCAGGTGCTGGAGCAAATCGACGCGCTCGCCTACCGCATCCGCAGCCGCGCCCAACTGCACGCGCGGGCATGGTGGCAGCGGTGGGGCTGTGCAATCGCTCCGGGAATGGTAGAGGCGAGGGTGCGGGAGTGGATTGTTGAGGCCGTCGAAACCACACCAGAACCGCAGCGGATCCCGCGCACGCGTGGGCGCAAGTACGCCGAACGAAAACCGGCAGGGCAACGGCGAACGCAACCGCAGCGAACGCTCCCCAGCAAACCACGCAGGCACCGCAACCGCGGGGCGTTCGCGATGGGCAGCGATTACCCGCGATGGATCACGGCGGCGCAGTTCGCCAACGATGTGAAGGCTTTTGCTGGGCAGATCCCCAGTGACATCACTGCAATCGCAGGCGTGGCACGGTCCGGGCTGTCGGCTGCGACGATGCTTTCCATGTATCTGCACCTGCCGCTGCTGGCAATTCGACAGACGCTGAACGACGTGATTGAGGCGGGCAACGGATGGAGGCTTGGCGGATCGTCACACATCCGGCCGCAGGGCAAGGTGCTGATCGTTGACGACACCTGCATGACAGGCAACAGTTTCCGTCAGGTACTGCCGATCATGCGGGGCTGGAACGCTGTGACCGCAGCGATTTACTGCAACCCAGCAGCCCACCTGAAACCCGATATGTGGCACAGTGAATTGAAGTGGCCGCACATGCTGGAGTGGAACATATTTAATTCCGTTTTGTCACCCAACATGGCTCTCGATTTCGATGGCGTTCTTTGCCACGATCCGAGCCGTGAACAGGATGACGATGGGCCGCGCTATCTGGATTTCATCCGCAACGCTCGCCCGTTGTATCTGCCACGCAAAGCCCCGGTTCCGCTGATCGTCACGGCACGGGTGGAACGCTATCGGGCGGAAACTGAGGACTGGCTGCGGAGGCACGGCGTGCAATGGCATCGGCTGATAATGCACCCGGCGGCGACAACGCGGGAGCGGGAGCGACATTCAATGGGCGATTACAAGGCTCAGCACTTTGGGGCGTGGGCGAAAGTCCATCGACCGCGACCGGCCCCGCTGATGTTCGTGGAGAGTGACCCACGGCAGGCGAGGTTGATACACGAACGAACGGGGCAGATGACCGTTTGCCCACACACTGCGGAGGTGCATTGCAAATGGTAGACCACGTAACGGCTATGCAGATTGCTTACCGTATTCCCGGCGAGATGTGGCCGACGGAACTGGGCTGGCTTTATTACACGCTGCAGGAAAGCCGCTGTCACGTTGAGATCGGCACATTTTGCGGCCGCAGCCTGTGGGCGACGTGCGCGGGACTGCAGCAACCGGCGCGGGTGATTGCAGTGGATGCAAACGCCGGCTACACGATCCCGATTCCGTGGGTGCAGGGCGTGCGAAAACTGACCGTGCAACTGATTCACGATTTGACCAGCGCAAAGGTTGAGACGATCGAAGCCTACAGCGTGGATGCAGCTCGCCAGTTGGTCGAGCGTGGATTGATTGGACAGGTAGACAGCATATTCATCGACGCCGATCACCATGCCGCAGAGGTGGCTGCAGACGTCGAGGCATGGTGGCCGCTGTTGCGAGACGGTGGCATCATGTGCGGGCACGATTACTGGTCAGCAGATCCTGGCGTGATGGATGCAGTACAGCGACGGTTCTCCGGCCGGCACCAGGTGGCAACCAATACCCGCATCTGGTGGGCGCGAAAATGAGCGAGCTGGCTGTGGTGTCGATCGTCGTGAGCTTGGCTGTCATGTTCTCGCAGGTGATGGCTGTTGAGTCTGCAGAACTGGAGAGGCTGCAGGGCGAAGCGGCGGCGATGGCAGCAGAAAACGAGCGGGCAGCAGATCCGCGGGCGTGGGACGTGGCGGCGGCTGACTGACCGCCACGCCATTTGTGGCATTGCCACACGATTTGTGGCGGCTACTCTTCCGGATCTTCTATGCTCACACCGGGCATGATTCCGCTGTGGAGCGTGTAAAGGAAGCCGAGGCGCGCGAACAGGGAGATCGTCTGAATTGCCCCCGACGACGTTTTGCACATGTGCTCCAGTGCGTGATTGATTGCGGCGGCGACTTCCTCGCCGCCATCCAAAATGGCGTCGATGGCTTTTGCGTGGGCAATGTCCAATTCTCGGCTGAGAATTGCGTCGTGAATTCTGGCGTCAAAGCCTTCAAGGTTTCCCATGTGATGCTCCTTCTATTTGGAGAGCTACGCGAAACGGATCGAAGGTGACGACCGTTTCAGCGGTTTGTCAGCGATTTGTCAGCAATTTGTCAGCGGCCCTATTTGGAGAACTACCCGGAGCGGGCGAACGGTGACGAAAAATTTCCGGTCTTTCCCGGAGTTACATATGCTGCCGGCGCTGGGCAATGCGCGCAAAAATGCAGGATTTTCACAAGTGCCACACGATTTGTGGCAACGCCACGGGATTTGTGGCGGAATAAATTTTTGGAATTCCTGAAAATTCGTGCCGATAGGTGTGGACAAATCGAAGTCCACACCCGATACTCCTTTCATG